TGAAATTCAACTCCTTTTTTTATTTCGTGTATTCCTGATACAGGTCAGGGTACTTCTCAAATACCTCAACCCGTTCTGTATAGCCCATTTTGTCGAACTGTTCCTTGGAGATAGCCTTCGTTTCAGCCCCGCCGCCCGGAAGCGTGGGATTGTTGCGGAAGGCGTTTTCCTTCAGAGCCTTGTCATGGGCCGTAATAAACTTGCGAAGCCCATCGAAAATCTTCGCAGTTTCACCGGCATTGAGTGCTTCCGCAACGCTCTGCGCCAGGGAATCCTCAAAGCCAATAGACAGCAGCTGCGCCTTGTGGCTTGCCACATTGCGCTCAGTCAGAAGCTGATCCCGCTCATTCCGAAGTGTGGCGATCTCCTCGTCATGCTTGATCTTCTTCTGCTCCTCCTCAGAAAGAGTACTCTTGTACTTTTCATCGGCTTCCTGGTACTGCTTCTTCCACTTGGAAGCATCGGCAGAAGCATTGGTGTTCGCCTGACGGAGCTTTCCGTTCTCGGCTTCAAGCTGCTTGATCCGTGCTTCCAGTTCCTCCGCCGTCTTCACGGCAGGATTGTCCTTGGTTTCCGTTTCAATGTTCTTCTCAAGTTCATTAGCCATTTTTCATTTCTCCCTTGCGATTAAAGTCTTCTCTGACTGTGTGTGCGATTAAAGTCTTCTCTGACTTATGTAAAGCCGTTAAGGCTCAACATCGAGTACTTCCTGGTCGAAGGGAACCACATCGTTCATGATGTGCTGGAGCCACTTCCCAAGGGTGTTGGTTTCCATCAGAAAACATCCCTGTTTCACATGGAAGTCCCGGCTTCCTTCAGCCAGCTTGGCAATGGCTTTGGGATCACTACTGGCGTAAACCCCTCCATATCGCTTCAGGAAAGTGCAGAACCACCTCTCGTTCTTCCGGTACAGGGCTTCCTCCGACTTCTTCAGCCATGATGCGGTTTGGAAATCGTAGAAGGCATCCACAACGGTTTTGCAGACTGTTATTTTGACCTGTGTCTCCATCTCTCTGCGGAGGAACTCCTTTGCAATCATGTTCCTCTGCTTCATCAGATGATCGTAGGTTTCAATCACAAACCTCCATCCGTATCTTCTGCCCACGCTGTTGGGGTTGTTGCACCACAGGTAAAACCCCGTTTTGATTTCCCCGATCCGGTCTTCCTTGGCTACTGCCTGTGCGATGGTGTTCATATACACATCCTCATGCAGAGTCAGCCCGTTGCAGAACCGGATGTGGTTCTCGTTCAGCCATGACCTCCTGAACATCTTCCCGTGGATGAAGATCACATCCCGCCCGTGGGGAAGCAGTTTCGTGGCTCCGTCAGCCGTAACCACCTCTTCCAGGAAATGTGACCAGTACATATCCTTGTCATCTTCCTGGATTGCGGAGAACAGCAGTTGCAGCCCAAGCGTGGAGCAGATCTGATCGTCAAAGTCACAGATCATCACCCAGTCCGCTTCCGACCGGTCAATCCCTGCATTCCTTGCCGCCGACACGCCGCCATGAGGAATCGTCACGTTCGTCACCCGGTAGGGATAGTCCGCAAACAGTTCATCCGGCAGCTTGCTTTCCTCACCGTCATTGATGAGGATGACACCCACATCGTCCCAGTTGATGTTCCGCTGAAGGGCAAGCATATCGAAGAACGGCTTTCCCAGCGAGAACGGGGACTTGTAGTGAGTGACAATCAGATCAAGACTTCCCGTATAAATCTCTCCCTTCATGTCAGACTAGGGTAATCCAGCAGCGGCAGTTCACATTGTTTTCTGGAAGCGAGAACCCGCCGGGATACAATGCGGAATCCCCGTCAAACGTGTAGAACAGGTCATCCATGCCTACTGCATTCCCTTCAAGGTAATCGTGCGTTTCCCGTACTCTGCCGTCCGCCATGGTATGCCATTGCTTCATGACGGATTTGCCGCTGCTGACTGCTGCATCGTAAACCCCCGTATTGTAGTCACGATGCGCTTCCGTCTCGATGATTCGGAGAAGGCCGTCTTCCGAAAGGGCATCGACCTGTTCAGCCACTCTCTCCCGGAAAGTTTCACCGGCGATCTCCAGGTCCACCGCTTTATCATCAAGGCCGTCCCGGAAGGGGACTTCCCCGACAATCTCTTCAGCATCCTTCCACCCGTATGCGTAGATCAGGCAGAGGATGAAATCAAGGTAGTCGCAGAAACCATCCACGGTTCCGCGATCCGGCTTCCGCTCTTTGGCCTGCTGAATGAACTGAACCGCATCCTCCCGGATGATATTCAGCTCATCCCATTCAAACAGGTTACTCATCCACGGTCACCGGTGCTTCCTTCTGCTGCGTTTCCTGTTCAGCCCGTTTTCGGTTCATTTCCTCAAACCACTTCATGCCAAGCAGATAGGCTTCTTCGGTGTCAACAAACAGCCCGGAAGCTTCGTAAGCGCACTTCGGATGCACCTTGTCATTACTCAACATGGTGGTCAGGGTCTGACTCTTGGACAGGATGTTCTCATAGTTCCTGCGGGTGAACTTGACATCGACATCGGAAGGATCGAAAGTGATGCTGGACAGGGCATTGCAGATCACGGATACCAGCCGCAGCATCTGCTGCTCCGGCCCCTTGAACATGGCTTCAAAGTCCTGTGCCCTTGTCTCTGCGCCTTCCCATCCGTTCTTCAGAACAACTGCACCGTTGTTACTGGAATCGCTCGTCCCGGAAGCAGACTGGGAAGGAACGCCGACAATCTGAAGCACCGCCTGATACAGGTCTTCCTTCAGAGTCTGATTCTGACTCTGGTCAAGCTGTTCGGACAGGTTCTTAATGTCAGCCTTACTGTCCCCGACAGACTTCAGCAGGATCATGCCTGCGGCCCGGATTGTATCAGCCGTTGTGCCTTCATCAACCTGACAGTTGTAAAGGACGAGGAGGGACTGAACGAACTGCTCCACGGCTTCCATCCTCGCGGAATCGAAGGCGTTAATCTGATCGAGCAGGCTGAGAACTATCTCAAAGCTGCCTTGCCGTGCGCTGTTGTTCTGATACTCGATGATCGGGATCATCCCGAATACATTGTCAACCCGTTTTGCCTTGCCGCTCCCTTGCTGGAAGGTGTAGCAGGAGTCCTCCGTATACACCGTGAAGATGACCTGTTGGTTCTCGTTCGTCACATAGTTGACGGCTGCAAGCGCCTTCTGAGTGTAGTCATTTGCACGGATAACGAAGGTGTCCCGTGGGTCAAGGGTGTAAATGGCGAATGGGCTGCGGACGAATCTATCCTTGTTCTGCGTGATGTACCGGTAACCGACACCGCAGATCTGAGTCCACTCAATAAGCCGCTTGTCCTCCGTATGCTTCATGGAGACCCGCATCATGTCATTCAGCTTGCCGATTGCTTCGGAAACGTTGTCCCCGCTTACGGTTGAAACGTACTGAATCGGCTTTCCGACTAGGTATCCGGTCTTGAAGGACACGATCTCATTGGCCCGGTTCTCAACCACATGCTGGGTCAGTTCGTCCCGGATTTCCCGTTCCCGGTACAGAACAGGCTGATCGCCCTTGTAGTAGTCCCACAGGTACTGGATTTCGCTACGGTTGATCAGGTGGGTAATGTAGGCCTGATTCACAACGGCGCACACATTCTTCGGAGTGATGGCAGATTCGGAGGTACGAATAACACGCCGACCGAACAGTCTCATCCCGGCCTGCCGCTGCTTCTTCGTCTCGGTAGAAGTCTCAGTTGCCATTCTCCATTCCTCCGTTAAATAAAAAACGCATGACTGCTTTCTCGCAATCATGCGTTAATAACTGGCGCGGACTGGCGCGCACCAACTCCAGTCCGCAATAACAGAACCAAGGGGTGGTTCTGAAACCTAAATATCACAAGTCAAATACTTTGTAAAGACTTAAACAGGACTTTTTTGTGACTGAATCTGCCCATTTTACCAATTTGGGACAAATTTACCGAACGTTTACGAACAAAAAGCAGATAACGTTCGTGTTTTTCAGAACAGCCGTTTCACAATCTGAACCTTGTTCCCGGAAAAGCCCTGGATATACTGGCTCAACTGGGACATGCTGTCGGGAGCATCGTCATGCTTATTCTTTCCCTCAAG